TTATGCTTTAATATCTGTACCGCCCTTAAAGGTAAACACGAGCCTACCATCTGGCAATACAGTGACTTTGTCAATAATGGCCAGCCATAGTTTTTCATCGAATTCGTCAATAATTACCGGCCGGGTTTCTATGTCCCGGATAAAAGCCTCCAGGGTTTTATGCTTCTCACGGCGAGTATTACGTAGCGTTTCCAATCCAGCAACTTGCTCAGTAGCCATCTGATGGCGTTCCATGTACCCGCTGTGGCGTTCATTAAATTCATCCTGATTAACGGCAAAGCGGGCATTTTCATAAATGGATTTTTTCGTGAGTTCGGAAACAACTTCAATTTCACGCTGCAGTTCCGCGAGTTCTGTTTCAATTGCTGAACAGTCGCATAAGACCTCTTGAGCCAGCCGGCAGCTGGCGAGCAGCTCATCTCTACCACCCATCAGTATATTAAATGCCGTTAGAAACCGATGCTTAATTTCATCCTCTGTGATATGGGGTGTTTGGCAAGGTTTGGCGTTTTTGTACTTCTCATTACACCGCCATACCTTGCGCCGATATTTGGTGTTTGAGCCCCAGACCTTGGAGCCGTAGAAACCGCCGCACTCGCCGCAAATAATTTTTGCTGAAAACGGACTGTGGCAGCTGACTGGCCGGCCGAGCTTTTTACGCCGTTCCATTTCATTCTGTACCGCATCGAATTCGTCCGGCTCAATAATGGCTGGGTGGCTGTTCTGAACATAGTATTGGGGAACCTCGCCCTCGTTCACTTTGGTGGTTTTAGTGAGAAAATCCACCGTGAAGCGTTTTTGCAGAAGTGCGTCCCCCTTATATTTTTCATTTGTGAGAATGCTTATTACTGTCGCCACTTGCCAAGTTTTCTTGCCGCATGGCGAGGGGATACCCTGATTGGCGAGGTGTTTTGAAATGGCTGAAGGCGTTTTACCTTCAAGAAACATCCGGTAAATCAGACGAACTGTTTCCGCTTCCCTTTCTACGATTTTGGGCAACCCATCCTCGCCCTTTTCGTAACCAAGGAAGTGGGCATAAGGCATGCTGACTTTTCCATCCGCCATGCGTTTGCGCTGTCCCCAGGTTACGTTTTCGGAGATTGAACGGCTTTCCTCCTGGGCCAGGCTGGACATGATGGTGATTAAAAGCTCCCCCTTGCTGTCCAGCGTATAAATGTTCTCCTTTTCAAAATAAACCTCTACACCTTTTTCTTTTAACTGACGCACTGTAACTAAGGAATCAACCGTGTTTCTCGCAAAGCGGCTGACGGATTTAGTAACTATCAGGTTGATCTTCCCGTCAAGTGAATCAGCGACCATCTGCTTAAATCCCTCGCGTTTTTTGGTATTGGTGGCACTGATGCCCTCATCGGTGTAGATTCCGGCAAATTCCCAATCGGCACGTTCCTTGATGTATTTGGTGTAGTAGTCTACCTGGGCTTCATAGCTGGTAAGCTGTTCATCAGAATCTGTTGAAACGCGGGCATAGGCGGCTACTCTTTTTCTTGGGGCCAAACCTGGTGTCTCCGGTGCAAAGCGGTTCATGGTTGGCGGTATGACAGTAACGGCTCGGGTGGGCTTCATTTCAAATCCCCCCTTTGGTATGCAAGCGCCCTATCCCGCGCCTGCTGTTTTTTATCACTGTCCCAGCTTGATTTGCGCGACCGGTCTTGCCAGACTGCTTTAATTTCACGGCCATCCTGGAAGATATATATGACCTTGTTGGGCTCCGGTACCTGCATCTGCTTGATCTCGGACCGGAAAATCACCTCGTTAAATTCCGCCAAACCCAACACTTCAGCGGTCAGCGAAAACAATATTGGTTCTGGGATTTGCTTAGCTGGGCAGGCGTCTTTGCCGGAGTGAATGAAGGTGGCACAGTTCCAGGCTGTATGTCCCTTGTAGGTTACATGTCGGTAGTTCTTTCCGCAGCGGGGGCAGAAAATTATGCCCGAAAACGGATAACGGTTGGCGGGGTTTTTCCAGACATTCCCATTCTCCCGGCGCTCGGCCATGATTTCCTGCGCCTTTTGAAAGGTGAGAGGGTCAATGATCGGCTCATGGGTTCCTTCAGCATAGTACTTTGGCAGGATTCCACGATTATAAACCAGCTTTTTGGACAAGTGGTCGGCGACATACTTTTTCTGAAGCAGCGCGTTGCCAGAATACTTCTCGTTATTAAGAATGGCCAGGACCCGTTTGGCTGTCCACTCTCTGCCGTGATACGTCAGTGCACCCGTTTCCCGCAGCCTGGCAGCGATCCGGTCGCATCCCAGGCCGTTTATGTAATCGGTATAGATCAGTCTAACAATTTCGGCCTGTTCCTGATCGATTTCAATTTGACCATTGTTGATTCGGTACCCGTACATGAAACGCAGGTTTACGATCTCACCTTGCTGAAACTGTTTGCGAATCCGCCACTTGCAGTTCTCACTGACCGAGCGGCTTTCTTCCTGGGCGTAGGATGCTAGGATGGAGAGCATAAGTTCTCCATCCCCGCTCATAGAGTGAATATTCTGCTCCTCAAAATAAACGTCGACCCCAAGCCGTTTCAGTTCTCGCACGGTTTCAAGAAGCGTTACCGTGTTTCGGGCAAAGCGTGATATTGATTTAGTAATGACCAGGTCAATGCGGCCATCCTTACAATCGGCAATCAGACGCTGAAATTGTGGACGAGTCTCCTTGGTTCCCGTCAATGCCTCGTCGGCGTATACACCAGCATATTGCCAATCCGGTCGTTGCTGAATGAGGTTGCTGTAATAGCTGACCTGAGCCGCAAGGGAATGAAGCATTTCATCTTTTCCGGATGAAACACGGGCATAGGCGGCCACCCGTAATCTTGCCGGAAGCGGCAACACCGACGGTGATATCTTCTTAACTATTCTTTCCATTAGGGCCTCCTTTCGTTATGACATATTCGCTCGAAACGCCTATATTATCAAGCGTTTTGGCGATATATGCTGCGCGTTGAAAGCCCGTATTTTTCAGCGATAGCTGCCTCAATTTTTATAAGTTCAGCTTCATGAATAATGCCCACCGCAAGCCATTTTTTGAAAACCGCCATGGCGGCTGTATAGTGGATGATTGCTAAGGCCTTATCCATGCCGCACCGCCCTTGACCTGCCGTAGCAGATACGAGAACAGTATTTGCGGTTCTTGTTTCCGTAGCTTTCAAACTCTCGGCCACAGATAGGGCAGGTAAAAGTATAGATGGCTTTCCGGTTGACGGCTTCCGGGTGGTCGTTCCACCAAGCCATGCGACATTTATCCGAACAGAACTGTTTTCGCTTCACGCCAGAAGTCTGAGCAAGGGGGGTTCCGCACTGCCGGCAGAAAGCCCCATCCTTCTGTAAACTCGTTCCTATATGAATACTGCCAAGGTTGTTCCTGCGGCAGAATGACTTTACCGTATTTTCGGAAACACCGAGTGTTTTCGATATACTTGAATAGCTACAGCCGTCCCCGCGCATTTTGATAATTGTCTCCTTTTGCTGCTGCGTCATTACGCTACCTCCTCCGAAGGCGAACCTCAAAAGCCTTCGGTTTAAGCCACCGGAGGATGGAAAATCGGACGGCTTCAAACAAAAAAATGGCCCGCAGAGCGATTGTGCCCCACGAGCCATCCTTACCCTTTCTAATACCTATTTCGCTGCCTTGCCGTCCACATAGCTTTCGCCCAGGATAAAGGCGATGATGGTTCCTGAGATCCATCCGTAAGCCTCGCGGTTGACCGGAGTCCCCAGCCCCTCGTTGATAATAATGAAAACCGCACTGGCCAGGGCGGTCAAAAATTTACGGCTCTTTAATCTTTCAAAAAATGGTCTCATCTTATCCATCCTTTCTATCTGCTATTTCACTACAACAGTTCTGGTACTCTCGATCCAATCTACAGTATGGCCCAGGGCTTCAGCCAGCTGGCGCACCGGGGCATAAGATCTGTTATCAATTATTACCGCATTTATGGTTGTCCCGCCGGCGTGGATCTGGACCCGGTTGGGAGTTGATATATTAAACCACTCCGATATGGCATCTGCCATGGCTGCTACCACCCGCTGATACCTCTGGTTATACCGATCCACATCCTCAGGGTTGTCATGAAAAAACACCTCGGTCAATACCGAGGTGGCATTCGTATTGACGACCTCGGCCCAGCGATACCCGTGTACCGAACTGTCCTTTATACCCCTGTCTCTCAGTTCCAAAGCTGCAACTAAGGCAGCCTGCAGCCTGGACCCAAAGGCGGCGCTGTTTGTGCCCGAGATGCCATAACACCAAGTCTCGGTGCCGGTACCGCCCCCGGCGTTGGTATGGACTGCGATATGCAGATCCGGATTTTTCAAGTTGCTGTCGCTTACAATTTTCGACAGACTCCACGCGGGATCGTTGTAGTAAACGTTTATCCCCCGGCTGGTCAAGATGCTGCCCACATCACGAACCAGCACGTTCATCCGGGCTTCTTCGGAAACCCCGTCAATTCCCAGATTGTTTTCCTGGGATGAGGCCGACAAATATACACTAGGGCTGCTCATAAGTGGTAACCTCCTCCTTCTTCACGGTCTTGGCTGTCTTATCCGGCCAGTTGTTGTTTTTGCTCAGGTTTTCAAATAGTGCCTTGGCTGAATACACAACCACCACACCTAAAATTTGAACCAATACGGCGGAACTTAACGTCTCCGCTATTTGATCTCTCCCCAGATAAGCCAGGTAATAAGACAGGTAGGTCCAGATTATGCCGTTAATCAATAGCAATGTGACGATAAATTTTGAGAAAGTCATGCTGCCTCCTAAATGTCTTTGATCTCATCAATGCGCTTGTGGGCCTGCCGGGTGGACTCTTCTACCCTGGTTACCCGCTCGGCAAGTTCATTAACTCTCCTTTCCTGCACTTTAAGATCGATCTTAATATCATCGATCCCGCTCTTGATGTATTTGATGTCGGCTTTCAGCTCTCCACTTTCTTGGCCTTCGTCTATACAAGCATTTTTAATCCCTTGCTGGTAGCCAACGTACCCGAAGGCAGCCGAGCACACGGTCCCTATGGCTCCCAACAGCGCTAGGTTTTCCATCCCTCACTCCCCTTCCCATTGAGATACTGCTCAAGCCTGCAGTTATGCATCTGCTGCAGATCGAGCTTATCTCACCTGAATTTAGGCAATAAAAAAGAGCCCGCAGGCCCGTAACATAATATAATCTTAGCCTTTATAGCTTGCCGGCAGTTTCGATCGTGCCTGACACATCTTTCTGTATATCAGCCGGCACCTGGTCTATCGTTCTTCTTCCCGCCAGTACCAATTCAGTCATAAGCTCTGAACTGACTGTGCCGGGAGTTGCTTCCGAGAGCCTAGCTACAGCCTCCATTAGAATTAAATCGTAATGTTCCAGCTTGGCTATTTTTTCATCCAGCGAAAAATTTGTACCGCTGCCTACTTTATCACTCCATTCAGCGGTCGGCGTCAATTCCAGATGGCACCCTTCCTTACCTATAACCTTTATAGTCTCGTAATTGGATAAATTGAGGTCGGAATCATGGGCAAAGACAAAGTCCTGTCCCGGAGCCAGCAACGGTTCGGTTTCGGATGCATGCAAAACCAAACCATCGTCCTTGTTAAATACCATAAACATTAAGGTCCTGCCCCCTCTACTTAATACTTGTAAACTTCCAGATTGCCCACCATTGATCCCCCGCCCCCGCTGGGAACAGAAAAATATATGGTTACTGATATAGAAGAACGAAAGGGTATGCCTAAATTTGCCCTGCTGCCAATCACGTTGAGTTTTCCCATAGAATCAGAGAACAAATACATATTTGAGGATGACCAGGCTACACTGCCATTAGCAGAACCAAAGGCCGGCAGGGCCGTTCCATCTACGGTAACAGTTGCCCGGCAGTTGCTGGTCCACGATGACGATCCGCTGGCTTGTATATAGATGTTCTGCAAAATACCTGCCCCGTTGTAGGTAATGGTCACACTTTGTTCCGTGCTGCTCCATCCCATGGAACTTGATGCCAGTGTACTAATCTGCATGATCGTGTAGTTCTTAATGTAATTCTGCATAACCTCCTGCAAGTTGGCGATTTTGGAGTGCATGCTCCCTGCCGGGTCCGCGGCATCAGTTCTAACCCCGACCTGTCTGCGGATAAACGCCAGTATTTCTTCTGAACCAAACACTATACCACCCCCCGCTTTAAAATCTCTCCCGACCATTGGTAGGTTTTTATCTGCCTGACCCCGCCGGGAAAACCGGAAGCAGGAGGCAAGTACCGGTAGGCTTTGGAGATTAGATCACCATCCCAAACTAGCCAAGTAACGGCATTATAGCCGTAGATACCATGCATGAGGTTGCCGGTCTCCCCGTTATACACGCTGAAGTGGATGGCGTTCTCCGCTGTCCAGGCTCCGCTATCACCAGCCCTTTTATAGGTCGGGTATAGAGAGTCCTGAATAGTTTCCCCATGCAGGTGAAAATGGTTGTCCGCATCCCCGCCCTTTTTCACAATCAGCCAATAGTAGGCCCCATTGACTAGGTCAGAAATATCCAAGGGGATACTGAATGATGTTTTGACCGCCGGCATAAACTCTTGCGGGAGGACCATGTATCTCAGCAGCGACCCCATTGCTGAGCCGTCCGGATTAAATCCGTCCCGGAGCTCCAGCAATAGATCTGCACCCTGGCCATGTTTGATAATTTCAAATACAACCCTGGCAATAGACGCTGCCGCATCAGCCTTGAACCTCACCGCATGATCATAACCGGCAGAGTCATACTCAGCTACGCCAGCTCCAGTTTTACCGTCAAATGCAGTGCCTTCGTAAATATGAGAGAACTCCTGCATCATAACCGACGAGTTGGCCAGGTTTTCATCTATAACCGTCTGGCCGCTTTCGGCCGCAAACAGCATTGCATCCACCTCCTACTGCAGCGTCAGCCTGCATTCTACCGTTAAGATCATCTGATTTTCCTTCCCCCAGGGCACCTTTAAGAGATTAAACATAGTGCCTGAGCCAGGGGCATCGGTCGCGCCGACAAAAATACAAGTTTTTTGATGCTGTCCGTTGCCCTCTCCTGCCAAGAGCACGGTCCTAAGCCTTATGTTATTTCCCGATTGAGTCACAACCGATACCGCTTTGCGGAAAACCTCAGTAATGCTATCCCCTGCGGCAGTGTCATTACCTATAACCAAATAAGGGCTGGAGAACGCCGCCAGCTTCTGGGCGGCTATACTCAAGCCGGCACTGGTTATATAATTTTTTAATGGACCGACTACTGTTCCGTCTTCATATTCCAAAAACCACTCCGACTTCAGGCTGATTATATCCTTCATGTTCACACCACCCCATACTGGCCCAATACCACGGTCAGACCGACAACTGAATCCGCTTCTTCAGGTGTTTTGTAGTTAAATACTTGCACAGTGGACTTTTGATAAGCCCTCAATTTGATAAAACCCGGGTACGGCACCGTAACCGCTTTGGAAAAGTCTACGTCCGCCCATTGGCTCCACTGGCTGCCGTCGGTGCTCACCGAGATCTGCAGGCCCCGGGGCAGAGACATGGCTTGAGTTTGGGGATAGATGCGGGCTAAGCCGCCGATAGTTGGTATGGCTGCGCTTTCCGGCTGAGGAATAGAAGTAAGCCCCCACTTATGCATTTCCCATATCATTGACATGAAAACTCCTCCTATGCGCCATCCTCAACAGTAATAACGGCCAGCACCGACCATAGCCCCACTGTGGTATTGGTTATCTGTTTGATGCTGATTCCTTCCCCTGGCCTGATACATAGAGGCTTTATATCAAATCCCCTGGGGATAAGGTTAAACTCTGACAAAGGAGCGGGATTGCCGGTCAGGGCTATTTCATCGTTATTAATAGTCACCGGCCACATAACAGCTCCTTCAGCAATGGTGGCTCCGGTGGCAATGTGAATTCCAGCAGCCAGGTTTGCATCCGCCGTGTCGGCCTTTTGTGGGGTAATAACAGTTCCGCTGCTCTGGCTGGTGGCACGCATGAAATCCAGTTCCACTCCTACGCCAGTAATGGCAGTCAGGGACATGTTAACAATCGAAAGCCTGGGTATCCTGATCAGATATCCGCTGCCCGCATCGTTATATATAGAAAACAAATGTTTATTCTGAGCCAAGGCCACGCTGGGCGCTAAACAATAAAAGGTAGGCAGACCATGCCAGGCCACATACTGCTCATAACCCGGTCCGCCTTCAATAGCCCGGTAGCGCGCGTTCAGCTTTTTACCCGTACTGTCGGGCGGGACTTGAATATATCCGCCAGCCATAAATTTAACCCCCTATCATTAATGCGCTGCTTTGGCAGCCTTCGACTACCCAGGGCCGGTTCCTGACTGTCGTAAGCAGCGTGTCAGTAAGCGATATTGCTTCTGTTCCGTAAACAAACTTATGGATCAGCTTGGTATCATTCATTTTTTTCTTCTGCTGCGCTGAAACCAGTGCCTTAAGGAAATCGGCAATCCCTAGAAGGCGGCCTCCAAATTCCACGGTGAAAACCCAAAGCCCCGCTTCGTTTAAAGATATCCCTACCTTCTGCACTAGGAATACTGAGTTAACGCCCCTTTCGGGCAGCTCGATGACTACAAGCTGGCCGGGTGCCCAGCCGGTTACTGTGGTGGTAAAACTGCCGCTGGTCTTGGGGTTGGCCCAGTCACGCAGGTCCGCATTGCCGGCTGATTCGGCCGCTTCAATAGTTACCAGGGTGTCGTCCTTGATTTGGTGTTCATACACCCCGTCTCCGCCTTCCAGTGCGGAGATGGTTGCCTGGCTGGCCAGGTCGTCGACTACGGTAATGACGTCTATGCTCTGTCTGGCGGTCAACGATATGGTCAATCCACTTGAAGGTGTATCCGTAGCAGCCGAGCAGCGCAGGTAGCCGTCATTGACATTCACCATATAGTCCTTGCTGTCTTCCTCATCTGTACCTTCAAGTCCGAGACTATAGTCTACCCCGCCCACCTGCAGACTGCATTCCTGTGGTGTCCAGGGCAGCACCCAGATGCGGGCAGCGCCGTCTGTTTTCCACTCTATAGTCTGCGGATCGGACAGCATGCTGCCGCCCAATATATAGACACGGTTGCGCAGACCCTGGTGGTCGATGCTGACTTTGAAGTTGCTGAACCGTCCTCCGGGCTGCAGGGTCATGGGAGCGGCAGAGCCCAGTTCGCCGGGGTCAAAAAAATGGACCACTTTGTAATGGTCCACATACCACTGCCAGCCGATGTAGTCGCACAGCCACTTCATGCAATCGGACGGCATTATGTAGTTAAAGTCGGTGCCGGTAGATTCGATTACCGGAGCACCGTTTTCTACCCCTGCAGCTGAAAAACCCGGGCAATATTTATTCAATATATCCCGTACGATTGCGTCAGCGCTCCATCCCAGGTAGGTTTCAACCACCAGCTTCTTATTCATCTGCAGGGTGTAGTCCTGGCAATCGGCTTTCCACACCAGCGGGGCCTTACTGTAAATCAGCTCCACCCGGTCGATAATACCGGCAAAAATCCGGGGTTCTGTAAGGGCAGTGTCTTCGATGATTATTTCGCTGCCCTGCAAAGGCTTATCGCCCTTGACTGCAAAAGAACAGCTGTCAGCCTGGTAGGTAAGCATCTGGCTGATATTTAGACTTCCCCTGCGGTAGTCAGCCCATCGGTCAATCCCGGCAATCCTAAGAGTTTTAGCCACTGAAGCGCACCCCCTTGGCAAGCAAGGTGCGGTAGATTTGCTCTCCGGCGTCGGAAGTTCCGCCATTAACCGTTATGCTGATCCTGTTGACGGTGGTGGAACTGCTGTTAGTTGTACTCCCCGCAACTGCTCCCAAAGCTACCGGGGCAATTCCTGCCAAGGTACTTTGCAGGCCAAGATTGCTTAGGTTGCTTTTTAATGTGCTGTAGGCAGCCGTTATATCAGCCACCCCGGTTTTTATCCGGTCCACCAGTGAAGGGGAGTTGCGCTGATTGGGATCCATGCCGGAACCCATTATGCTTCTCACTTCATCCATGGCGTCCTGCAAATCGCTCATCCTGGACCTTATGCCCCGGATTAACTCACTCATGGCCTGGATGCCGTATCCGGCGGATTTCTTGACTATTTCCTCATACTTCTTTTCGATAGTGGCGATGGTTTCGGCGGCGTTCTTTTTGATTTCACCATTCTTTTCTTCCCAAGCCTTTTTATAATTGGCCAGTTCCTCATCAGCCTTGGCTTTCATCTCCATCAGTTTGTTCTGCATTTCGATAGTCTGCTGAGTCAGCTGATTCTGGGTTTCCATCCTGATCTCACTCAAGCGCTGACCTAAATCAACCCGCGCCTGCCGCATCTCGATATTGGCTTCAGCCCGGGCTTGAGCGTTTTTGGTTTTCCAAAGGCCTACATATTTATTAAGCTCATCAGTTGTCAAGGTATTGAGAGCGGCAACCTGAGGAGCCACCTTGATCCCCATCTGCCGCAGCTCGTCAATTAGTCCTTCGTCAACTCCCTTGGCAGCCAGTGACTTCAAATTGGCCTGCCAGCTGTCGAACTCTTGAACCTGGTCTTCCAGATTACCCAGTAGGGACTTGCCCGATACTTTTCGCACCTTGACTTCATCAAACAGCCCGATCTGGTTTTTGATGGATTCAACCTTGGCAGCGTAGCTCTGCTTAAAAGCATCAATCGCTTGGGCTTCTTTCTGAAGGCCTGCCGCACTAATTTCCTCCAGTTTGTCCGACAGTTCCTGCTGCAGTGCTACTTCGTCCTCAGCCAGTTTGGTTTGGACTTCCCTGCACTGGTCGGCATACTCTTTTTCAGCTTCCAGCAGCTTGGCGTTGGTTTCAGTCTCTACATCTACCAGATTGTTGCGCATATCTACAAGCGAAGCAATGATATCGGATACGGAGCCTTCAATAAATGAGAGCCCTTCCTGCATACCTGTACTTAGGCCTTCACTGATATTAAGGCCGAATTCGTGCATCACCTGGGAAGGCGACTGAATCGCCAGGGCATCTTTGATCTTTCCTTTTACAGTCTCAGCGATCTCCCCGGCGATTTCTCTGACTTTCTCTATTCTGTCTTTAATCCCGTCAATCAGGCCCTGAATAATATGGACTCCAATTTCCAGCAGAGTGTTATGCAGGGTTCTTAAACCCTCAAAAGCGTTGACCACTACCGTTTTGATGCCGTTCCACAAGGAAATGAAAATGTTTTTTATATGCTCCCAGGCTCCTTGCCAGTCCCCCTGCAAAACATCCAGAAAAAATCCGAACAGGTTAATAATCACTTGTGCCGCTGTCTGGAACACCGTCTTGATAATGTTCCAGATGTTTGAGAATATGGCGATTAGGTCATCGCCCCATTTGTTCCAGAAGGTATGGATGGCAATGCCAGCCTGGGTGATAATCGCCTGTATATCCGACCAAACCTCCTTGACTACAGTCCGAAAGCTCTCGTTGTTTTGCCATAGCTCCTTGACAGCTAAAACCAGCCCGGCAATAACGGCTACAGCAATTCCAATGGGACCAGTCAAAGTGGTAAAAGCCGCCCCTAACGCTGCGGTAACCCCGCCGGCACTCGCTATGGCTGCCGCAGCTGTACCAACTACACCAGAGATGGCCCCGGCGGCGGTTACCAGCTGTCCAATAATGAGTATCACCGGGCCGATCGCAGCTGCCACCCCCGCCACAACCAGGATGGTCTTCTGTGCACTGGGACTCAGATCCCCAAATTTCTGGACCAGTTCATTTAATTTTTGGATCAACGGCGTTATGACCGGCAGAATATGCTGGCCCATGGTTGCTCCCAGTTCTTTCAGGCTTTCAGAGAAAACCCGCATTTGATTGGCGGTTCCGGCTCCGGTCCGCTCGAAATCCCCCTGGGCGTTCTTGGTCATGGCCAGGACATAGTTGTACCTGAGCTGGGTCTGTTCAGCCTGGCTCATATCCTGGATCTTCTTCCGAATACCCTGGCTGTAGGCGTATTCCTGCAGGTTGGTTTGGGTCATGACGATCCCTAATTGTTTTAATGATTCGGTCTCACCGGTAAACACTGATTTTAAAGCGGTATCGGCTATGTCGATCTTAATGTTCTTGAAACTGGCCAGATCCCCGGCCAGCCCCACCAGGGTTTCGCTCATGACCGAGGCCTGCTCGGTATCAAGACCCATACTGGTGGCCATATCCCCGTAGGTAGAAGCCATGTCCAGCGCGGTCCCCTGGGCAATGCCGAAGCGTTCCAGGGTAGTATCGCTCCAGTCCTTAATTCCCTGAGCGTTGTCCTTAAAGGCTACCTCCACCTTGTTGAGGGCTTCATTGGTATCTGAAGCCAGTTTCACCGCAGCGCTGCCGGCCGCCACAATCGGTGCGGTAAACGCCAGGGACAGGCCTTGCCCGGCGCTGGTAATGCTTCCCCCCGCATTTTTTAATTTTTGGCTGGCTTCCTCAGCTCTCTTGGAGAGCTGGGTCCAGGCTGAAGCTTGCAGATCCAGCTCCCTGACTGTCTTTTTGAGGGAGTTTTCCATATTGGCCAGAACCTTTTCGGCCTGCAGCATTTTTATCTGCAGTTTTTCCACCGCTGCCGCATCCTGCTCGGTACTACCCGCTGCTTTGTCATAGGCATCTTTTAAAGCAGCAACCTTCTGCCTTTGCAACTCAGCCTGCTTATTCAAATAATCAACCTTTAGTTTCAGCTGGTCGGCAGCGCTGCCCATGTCGCCCATCTTGGCGGCCGCCGCCTGGAACTCAGCCTTGGCCAGTTTTAAAGACTGGTCCAACTCTTTCATGCCCTGATTAAAGCCGGTATTGTCCAGGCCAATCTTCACCAGCAGTTCGCCGATGGTTTCTGCCAATTGTCCTCACCTCCCTCACCAAATTTCATCAATGTATCCGGACGGATTTTCTTCGGTCTCAATAACCATTGCGCCCACAATAAGCAGATCCCAGAACATCTCGAGCTCCATAGCGTCAATCTGTTCTGGGATCCAGTGGTAGTTCTGGGCCAGGCTTAGATAGAAATACACCACCATTTGGTAAGCCGACAGACTGTTTAGGTCCGGTCCGCCAGCTCCAGTCCGTTTGGGAGTTCTCTCATTTTCCGGCTGACTACCTCCGCCACCCAGCCGGCGATCTGGTAAAATAGCGGGACAAACTCATCCAAGTCCAACTGCTCTTCAATAACTTCCGCGGTTATGTCCGGATGGTTAAAGGCCGCCGCAATCAAACGCTCCATCTCACTCAAGGCTTCCTGGTCACCCTGGGCGGTATCACTGAATTGCTCCTTGAATTTGGTCACCTCGCGCCAGAGCTTGACCTTTGGCGCTGGCGCCGTATAGGTCTGCCCTTGCAGGGTTATTGTAGGGTTTCCCATTATATCCCTCCTCTATTTAAGCTGCTGTGGTGAAGTTGCCTACACTGTTGGCCGCTAAGCTCTGACCATAAATGTCTCTGATCCCCCGGGTACAGACCATAAGGTAAGCAATGGAGCTGTCCAGGTCTGCACCGGGATTGAAGGTCACCACTTTATGAGCCGCATCAATAGATAGCCCGCCGGCCACCTCCAATCCATCACTAGCGCTTAAGAGCAAGAAGTTGGCCGGAGTCATATCGCTCACCTGTATCGCGTTATTGAAGGTCCAGGTCAGGTTAGCCCCAACCGCAACCCCCGTTGCTCCGTCAGTGGGAACTATGCTGACCGTTAATGCGCTAGGCGCGGCCCCGTCTACAGCCGCAAACCAAGTGGTTCCGGTAGCAACCACCCAATCAGGATGATCTTCATCGCCCAGCTTCTGCCAGGCATCATCATAGGCACGTTTAATGAAGGTCCCTTTGATTTTGGGGGTCTGAAACTTGGGCTTGTCCTCCTGGGTCTGGTAATCCTGCTCCTGCAAAGCGAATTTGCCTTTGAACAGCCACACATAGCGGTACTTGCCGGTGCTCTTCCGGGACTTGAATCCCAGCGCCAGATAGGGCGCGGTATCGGTCGACTTCTTGGTCAGCACTCCGCCGGTGACGCTGTGTCCTAAAATGGCCGCTTGGGTATTAAGGTCTATATCTTTGGCCTCGAACTCCACGTCGATCTCGCCCAAAGAGGTTACGGTTTCATCGGGGCCGTCGTCACAATACAGGGTTTCGGTGTTGCTCTTGGGATTAATTTTGGCGTTGATGGCTCCGGCTATGGCGACCGGGCTGTTGTAGGCGGTCCCGGACGGTGTGTCGCTGGTCAAGATTGCATAATATAGGCTGTTTAGGCCCACTTGGATGCCAGCCATGTTTTTATCCCTCCTTAAATTGGGCGCTCAGTTACATATCTGAGTGCCTTGTGAAATATTTTGGTGTCATCTTCATACAGATCGGCGCTGCCTGTTCTTTTAAAGCCCAGAACCTTCATGGTATTATCCACCTCATCGGCTACGGCCGAGGTACTAGCTTCCTTTACCCATACATCCACCTGCAGGTGCACCTCTGCGGTAAAAGCGATGTCATCTGCCCAGGCGGAATCGAAATTGGTTAACTCAAACAATGTGATGTATTTATCTAATCCTTCCGGCGCTTTCAACTGGTAAATGTAAGGTCCGCCCAAGAGAGCAACCAGGCTGGTGTTGCTTTCCAAGGCTGTTAGTACTTCAGGTTTGACATTGATCATAGGCCCAGCCCCGCTTTCAGGGTCTGCTTGATGGTTTCCAGTACCTGCTTCCGGCTTTCCGCTTTAGCCGGACCCATGAAGGGGCGGGCGGCCACCTTGGTGGTGCCATACTCCATAAATTTGCCATAAAAAAAGGGAGCGCTCGGCCCCACGTCGATGTATTTTATCCCTTCTCCCTGTTTAGCCTCGGATATGACTATGTTGTCGGCCAGATGCTCCCCGGCGGTTTCGCTTCGGGGCGCTCTCTGGCTGGCATTGGCCTGAACGATTTTAGCCCCATCATAGAGAGCCTGGTTTTCCACCGGACCGGCTCTTTGCCCTAATTCCATCAGCTTGGCCAGGATCTCATCCATACCTTCCAGGGTCATATTATCCGCCACCGGGGATCACCTCCTTACACATCAGCTCTATTTCACGGTGGCGCTCATCTTTATCGATTACGGACAGAATAGTAAACAACCGGGAACCATAAAAAACTCGCATTGCGGGAGTTATCCCGGGGCGGTAACGGATCCTAATCCGACTGGTGACCTCGGACTGGACGCTGGCGGCCTGGAAGTATTCCTTTCCGGACAGGTCTGCTATCGCTGCCCAGACTGTGGCGACCGTAGTCCAGTTCTCCTGGGGTATGCCCTCTGCTTTGGTGATGGTTTTGGTTTGCAGCGAAACGCGGTGCCGCAGTTCCCCTAAACTCACCCGGTTCCGGTTCTTCACGCTTACCATCCCTCCCTGCGGTGGGCAAACAGGAGCCTGGCCATAACCGCAATTACGGCGGTCATGTCCACAGTTTCCCTCTGTTCATAGATATTGCCGATGGCGTATAGAACCGCTTGCTTGACGGTTTCGGGAACCTCTGTGAATTCGGTCAACGGACAGCGCAGGATATCCTGGCTGAGTTCCTCGGCCGCATTGATCAGATCGGTGATGAGCGTATCGTCCTCATCGCCGTCAACTTTCAGATACAGCTTGGCTTCCTCCAAGGTAACAACCAATACGCCCACCTCCTAGAATTATTCAGCGGCAGCCATCAAGTCAGCCGCTATGAGCTTGGCTAAGAGAGCGTTGAAATCGGTCACCAGTCCTGCCACTTCGGTTGCCGTACTGTCAGTCTGGTTGGCCGCAGTCTTGACAGCCAGGGCATCGTTTAAGACCTTGCCCTGTTTAGCCGACAGGGCGCTGGTAGCCGAGGTTGAATTCAAGGCATCCACTACCGGAGCGCTTACAACCCCCTCCACACTTGCCCCTGCAGCAATAGCCAGTTTGCCGCCGGCCGCAATCTCAAGTTCTCCCCCGATAACTGTCTTCTCTCCGCCCTGCTCGGTATAGTTTTTAACATTGCTCATTTAAGCTTCACCTACGCTTTCATCTGCAGCACTTTGATGGCTTCGGCCAGGATCAGCTTGCCGTCCACCCTCTGAGTGGCCTTGAAGCCCACTTGCCCAGTAGCCGCATAAAGCTCGTTTAGCCGCTGGAACGACCTGCCCTGCCGGTCGGCCACCCAGTAGTAGCCGAAGTCGCCGAAAGCAATAGTTTTCTTGGCTGACGCAATGGTCGGCACATAAGCCGAGGTCTTAACCGGCCGGTTCAAAATCGTATCCGGCTGGCCGGCAGTAATCGATGGCTGCCACAGGTACTGCCCGTTGCCGTCTTTTAGCTTGCGGATAGCCTTGACCGTGGCATCATTCATCACAAAGACCGCGCTTTTACGATACGGTGATTTCAGGCTGTAGAACAAATCCATGACCTCGTCAACCGTGATCGCAGTTGCCGAAGCAGCCGTTATGCCTAACTCCGCCCCGCCGGTAGCATTTAATATGCCGGTAGGTTTGCCGCTGCCATCCCCAACGAAAAAGGCTTCTTCCTCCTTGGCCCCGATTCTGCGGGCAAACTCTTTGGCAATATACTGTTCCAGATTAAAGACGCTGTCATTTAACAGTTCTTCGGAAACCTTGATCATGGTAGCCAGTTTATAGGCCCCGATGGAAACCTGCCCGAAGGCATCGTCTGATTCCGGGATGGCTCCTTCTTCATCCACCCAGGAAGCAGTCCCTTTGCTGGCCACTACCGGAATCTTCCGGTCGCCTGACGAAGTGGTGATTATGTTGGCTAATTGCCTAAAAATGTTTTCTTCCTGCAGGGCTTCGATTAGGGTTCTTTCAAACTCGTCGGGCACCAGGTAGCCGCCCTCGCTGTCAGTACCGATCTGCAATGCATTCTGCACTTCGAAGCTGTTTTTACTGCGCATGGTTTTCCAAAAAGCCTGTTTGTATTCGTCGCTGGCCCGGCCGGTTTTCTGTTCTCCGTTTACTGAAGGCTTGGCTAAAATCGGCGAGTTCAGCGGTTTGGCCAGTTCCAGTTCCATAGCTTGCTGTCTTTCCAGCCGGTCGATCTCCTTGCCTAAGTTCACCACCTCGGTTTCCATCTTTTCATAAACCGCGGTATCCTCAGCGGATATCAGACCGTCGCTGCCCCTTTTGGAATCCAGAAATGCCTTGGCGGTTTCCCAGGCCTGGGCTCTTTTCTCACGCAACTCCAATATTTTGCTCATTAACAAATCCCTCCTTACAATTTCAAGAGGTCAAGCCTCTTGTCCAATATGGTTATGGCTGATCCGGGTTTCTTTTCTTGACGCGGCAGCCTATTAATCAGTGAGTTGACCACCGCTAGGTTGCTGAAAATGAGGCCTTCATTTTTCGGACTGGACTCATTAGTCGCAGTAAACAGAATCGCATCGGCAAACCCCAACTCTTCTGCCTTTTTGGCATTGAACCAGCTCTCCGCATCCATGAGGCGCGACAATTTTGCTCTGGAAAGACCGGTTTTCAGTTCGTAGGCGTTGATGATGCTTTCCTTCACTTCACCTAACATGGCAATGGCCTTCTCCATCTCCCCGCTGTCACCGAAAGCTATCGTCATGGGATTGTGAATCATCATCATGGATACCGGCGACATGAGCACTTCACCGCCCGCCATGGCAATTACGGAGGCAGCACTGGCAGCGATGCCGTCTATTTTCACGGTGACTCTGCCCGGGAAATCCATCAGCATGTTGTAGATTTGGCTGGCAGCAAAAACATCACCACCTGGAGAGTTGATCCAAATGGTGATGTCGCCGTTTTCGCTAAATAGCTCGTTTTTAAATTGTTTGGGAGTTATCTCATCGCCGAACCAGGTCTCCTCGGCAATGGCTCCGTCAAGATAGAGGGTTCGGCTTGCCTCGTTCCTGACCCAGTTCCAAAACTTTCTCTTCAAGGTTTCCCACCCCCGTTTCATTGTTGTTCTTATTGGCAAATATCCCGGCATCGGCCAGCTTGGTCATATTGCCGTTAACGAGATACAGATCCCCGCCCAGTTCCTCGGGAATCCGATTTAGGTTTTCCAACTCCCGGATGTCATTGGAGGACATCCAGCCGTTTTGCCTGCCTACAGCGTATCCGTTCATCCGGCTCTGGTAATCGCCCCGCAAGAGTCCGTCCACATTGAACTTGATGAAGTAATCTTTCTTTTCACCCGGCGAAAAGAGCGCTCTCTGCATAGCCTGCTCCCAGCGCACTACCCAGGGATCCAGGGTGTATTTCACAAACTCCAGGCTCTGCTGCTCTATGTTAGAGAAGCTGGACTTTTCAAGGTCGCCGATCATGTGCGGCGGTATCCTGAAAATCCTGGCTATCTCATTGATTTGGAATTTCCTTGTCTCCAAAAACTGGGCCTGCTCCGGCGGTATGCCGATTGGCTGAAACTTCATGCCTTCTTCCAGCACTGCTACCCGGTGGGCATTGCCGCTGCCCTGGTAGACCGCGTTCCAGCTATCTCTGATCCTGGCCGGATCTTTTACCACTCCGGGATGTTCGAGCACGCCCCCCGGATTGGCCCCATTGGCGAAAAACTTAGCACCGTATTCCTCGGTGGCAATCGCCATGCCAATAGCGTTCTTGGCCATCGCGATGGGAGAATGCCCAATCAAACCATCAAAACCCAGGCCTGGTATGTGCAGAACATCTTCCGGCCGTAAGATTACATATCCAGTATCCTTTCGATATTCGTAATAAAGCTGTCCGCTGGAAGTCCTGTCCACCGTCATCCGGTCGGGTAGCAGAGGATACAGAGTCAGTACCTTGCCCCGGCCGTCCCGGATAATCTGGGCATAGGCATTTCCCCATAATAAAAGATGACTCATTAGTGTCTCTCTGAACACAAATGAAGTCATCTCCGGATTCGGCTCATCATGGAGCAGGTAATACAATTGGTGGCTGGTTGTCTTCTCTTTGCCGCTAGCCGTGTATTTATATGTGTGCAACGGCAGGCTGGCAATAGTCTCGGCTAGTATCCTGACACAGGCATACACAGCGGTGGTCTGCATGGCCGTGAGCTCATTGACCGTTTTGCCGCTGGATGTACTGCCGAAGAAAAAGCTATAAAAAGTACTTGGAAGGTAGTTGGAAATTGGCTTATCTCTCGATTTAAAAAATCTGCTGAATAATCTCACAAGATCAGCAACCCCCTTTCATCATAAACAGAATCACCTCTATTCCCTTGGTTTCGTAGTGCTCTATCCAGCGCCATTATCGTTGCCACCGCTCCGTCAATCTTCTCCGTAGACTTCTCCTTGTCCGGTTTAATGTTTCCTGCCGGATCGGTCCTAACAAAAATGTTATCCATCATCCAGCGCAGGACTGGCTGACCGCCATGGGCGATCTTTTCCTCCAGGGTTAGCTTCATCAGTTCCTTGGTCGGCGGGGACATATCCTTGAAGCCTTGTCCAAACGGTACCACCGTAAATCCAAGCCCTTCCAAGTTCTGAGTCATCTGCACCGCTCCCCAGCGGTCGAAAGCGATTTCCCTAATGTTGTATTTCGTACCGAGTTCCTCGATAAAGCTTTCAATGAATCCGTAATGCACCACGTTGCCTTCGGTGGTTTTCAAATAACCCTGCTTCTTCCACAGGTCATAGTTCACATGATCGCGGCGTACCCTGAGGTCAAGGTTTTCTTCCGGTATCCAGAAGAAGGGGAGAATATGATACTTGTCCTCCTCGTCAACCGGGGGAAAGACCAGTACAAAAGCTGTGATATCGGTAGTGCTGGACAAGTCCAGTCCGCCATAGCAGATACGGCCCTTAAGCCTTTCCGCATCAACCTGGAAAGCGCATTTATCCCATTTCTCCATGGGCATCCAGCGAACAGCCTGTTTAACCCATTGGTTTAGTCTAAGCTGCCTGAAGCTGTTTTCCTCGGCGGGATTCTGTCTGGCACTTTCACAGGCAGCTTTAATCTTGTCGATACCAACTGTTATACCTAACGATGGATTGACTTTTTTCCATACTTTAGGGTCAGTCCAATCGTCTTCTTCCTCTGCACCGTAGATTACAGGATAAAACGTTGCATCATGCTTCCGGCCGGTCAGCAGGTCTTTGGCTTTTTGGTGCACCTCATAACAGATGCTATTGACGTTATCGCCCGCTGTCGTGATTAGGAAGTAGAGTGGCTGCATCCTAGCGTCACCAGAGCCTTTGGTCATGACGTCAAACAGCTTCCGGTTCGGCTGGGTGTGCAGCTCATCAAACACCACGCCATGGATGTTGAAGCCGTGCTTTGAGTAGGCTTCTGCCGACAGTACCTGATAAAAGCTATTTGTCGGCAGGTAGATGAGCCGCTTGGTGGAGGCCAGCAGCTTAACACGTTTGTTCAGTGCCGGACACATCCGCACCATATCGGCGGCAACCTCAAACACGATGGAAGCTTGCTGGCGGTCGGCGGCGCAGCCGTAAACCTCAGCGCGTTCCTCATTATCACCGCAGGTTAAGAGCAGAGCGATGGCCGCCGCCAGTTCCGATTTGCCCATCTTTTTCGGTATTTCCACATATGCAGTATTGAACTGGCGGTAACCGTTGGGCTTTAAAATGCCGAACAGGTCACGGATAATCTGTTCCTGCCAGTCAATCAGTTCAAAGGGCTGTCCCGCCCAGGAGCCTTTGGTGTGGCACAGGGCTTCGATAAAGGCAACCGCATAGTCGGCAGCATCTTTACTGTATTTTGAATCCGCTGCCATAAAGGAAGTCGGCTTGTATTTTTTGAGTTTTCGTATGCTTGCCGCCTCCTCTCTTAAAGCGGGCAAAAGAAAAGAGCCTCCGAAGAAGCCCTAATTCCCAAGTATTTATTGGTGTCAGCTATTCGCTCTCTTCCTCTTCCCCCGTCAGGATAAAACGGCAGTATTCGGGCTTGTGGTCATTAAGGTAAATAACCAATTCGTGAAAGCCCTTACTATATGCTTCCTTTTGGATGCGGGGGAGATCAAACATGTTCGTGACCCCGCTTTCCCTGATGGCTAAAATCTGCATTCGTATGGTTTCGTTCATCTGGCTTCCTCCATCTCTACAGATTCGGTGGCTGCCCGGCGCAGGATATCAATATCAAAGCCCGCTTCCTTATAGCCATCCAAGATGACCGAGTAATAATAGCAGCTGGGCTGGCCCGGCGGCCTGCCTTCGTTTATGATATATACCATTGCCTTGACTGTCTTGCCGTTTATTTTCACCTTGACGGTTTCCTTGCGGTATAAAAAAGGCCAGCCTTCATAGCGGTCGAGCGCCGCTTCGTCGGCGGAGGTTATCTCCCAAACCAGAACTGGAACGCTGCTGCCTTTTTCAGGTTCCACCGTTGCTACCGCACCCGCACGCGAACCCCTGAACAGGAGCCGCCAGCCTTTCATCTCGCCGGAGCCGATAACTCTGGCAGTTGGACATCGGTCAGCCATCTGCGCAAGATTGAGGTTGGAACCATAGGCGATGTACAGTTTGTTATGCTTATCCATTAGAATTAGCCTCCTTTATCGCTGGTTTCGGCGGCGGCTTAAGCCGCCCGAAACCTCCATGCCGCCGAACCTCCCAGGTGTTTGCAAAGGTGCTCGCGGCAGTTTTTGAACTCCTCGCCGATCAAGCCGATGCGGTTTAAGTAGGTCCGCATGGCGAACTTTTCGTTTTCAACCTGGGGCTTTCTGGCGCTGGCGCTCCTTTGGGTCAAGGCCTGCTGGTTCATGGCCAGGGCTAAGACTATGTAGCTTCTGATTTTGCCCGCGTGCAGTTCGCTGTTAAATCCCCGCAACTCCACCGTGTAGTTGCCGTTCCAAAAGCTGTGCAGGTTTAAAAAGTGGTAGCGGCTTTCATGGTAGTGGCGGCTGCGGCTTTCGCAGTAGCCTTCGTACCAAAGTTCCTCAAGCTCCCGCATGATTCTCGGCCTTCTGACGTTTATCTTTTCCACCAGGGTGGCATCCATCTTTTTGCAGAACCTCATCCGCTCAGGTTCTATCTGCAGAGCCTTGTAAAAAAGGTCGTTCTTGCTGGCGATGATGTTTATAAAGTTTCTAATGCTCCTTGGCGTATGGTCCGCGCCGTTCAGGTGAATGTGTATCCCGCAGGAGGGGTTGGTAAATGCCCCGGCTTTGCGAAGCTTTCTGACCAATTCCTGCAGGGTGGCTATGTCCTCGCGGTAGGTTAAAACCGGGCTTACCAATTCAACGCTGTATTCGTGCTCGGCGCTTATTTTTCTGCCGCTCACCTTAACTTCCCGGCGAATGCTCCCGTCGCTCATAAACTTCCAGGCTCGTCCGTCTGGGGTGTATACCTTTTGGGTATCGTAGCTGTCTCGGCAGTGCTCAATCCTCCCGTTTAAAAACTGTGCCGCAATCTCGGCGGCCTGGCTTCTGGTAATCCCGGTAAATTCAATCTCGATTCCGAATTTGGCGTTGAACATGCTATCTGGCTCCTTTCAGGTGTGTTTTTTTGGTGTGTACATATATCACTCTGAAAGGGCTATATAGCAAGGGATTTCAGCAAAATAAATGGCTGAAATCCGCATAAATATTTGGCTTTATACGGGGGGTTACCTCCGATTATTCTTCGATTTTTCTGATTTCATCCTCACCAAATACGACCCCTAGCCTGCTGCCGGAATCCCAGTCAACAAACACGGTGCCGGTATCGTCGATGAAGGATACTATACCCGGATCGCCGGGTCTCAGTTTGGTGTAAGGGTCCTCCATGCGAACTAGTTCCACCCGTGTACCCGGAGGATAATATGACCTGAGTGCCTTTAACATTTCCGGATGAATCTGCTTCATGCTTCTGGCACCTCCTCCGAACTGCGCTGGCCGTTTTTGAAAGCAGCGCTGCCGGTTAACCTGGAGAGCAAAATCTTTCGTTCCTCTTTGTATTCCGTCCCGATAAATCCCAGCCGTAGCAGAAAACAGCGAAAGGCGTACTTCTCATTGTCATACGCCTTTTCGGTGGCCGTTACCCGTTTTTGGTTCTTGGCCATCGCGCAAAGCGCCCCGATGAAGCGGGCATAGGCGCTGACTTCTTCCGCTGCAAGGCTGCCAGAGAACCAGGGGAAACGCAGTCGGTCCTCGGTCTGTTCAATTGGCAACCGGTCTGCGCCCAGGGCTTTTTTGATAAGGGTTTCCTTGCTCTTAACCAGCCGCTCCAGATTGGCAATGGCTGCTTCGGTAAAACCTTCTTTGGGCATCTCAATAACCAGCTCGTCTGGTACCTCAAACTGAAGTCCGCGCCGGTCTAGCTCGTATAATAATTGCTCAAGCTCTTCGTCGCTGTTGATTTCGCTGGTGATGAGGGTGCCTTCTTTGTTGACTGTAAACCCGCCTATGACATAAGCAAAGGTCGGTGGGCCTTGGTATTCCGATGCGGTATTCAGGATTTCACTGATGGCCAGAACTAGCTCTTTGCGCCTAGCCCCGGTAACGTTAAACTTAAATTCCATAGGATCGACCACCTTTCTGTTTTGGTAGTCATATACATCACTCTGGATCGGTGTAATAGCAAGCCTCTACACGATTTTTTGCATGCTTTCAAAGGGAATTTTATGACCGCCGCGCAAAAGGAAAACATCAGCGTCAGAACCTTTTAAATCGATGTACCTGTTCACGATAACATCGCAGAACTTCTCATCCAGTTCCACGGTGTGGCAAATCCGTCCGGTCTGCTCACAGGCGATCAGGGTGCTGCCCGATCCGCCGAAGGGATCAAGAACAATACAGCCCGTCATGCTGGAATTGATTATCGGGTACGCGACCAGCGGCACTGGCTTCATCGTAGGATGATCGGTGTTTTTCCTAGGTTTGTCGAACTCCCAGATGGTAGACTGCTTGCGGTCGGAGTACCAGGCGTGTTTGCCGGCTTTTTTCCAGCCAAACAATATCGGCTCATGCTGCCACTGGTAAGGCGAACGTCCCAAGACCAGCGACTGCTTTTTCCATATACACGTTCCTGATAAATAGAATCCCGCATCCTTAAACGCTTTACGGAAATTAAACCCCTCAGTGTCGGCGTGGAAAACATAGATACTTGCATCCCTGGCCATAGCCTTTTCGGTCAGGGTGAAAGCTTCCAGCAGGAACTGGTAAAACTTTTCGTCCGCCATGTTATCGTTTTTAATCTTGCCCGCCGTACCCTCATAGTTAACGTTGTAGGGAGGATCGGTTACTACCAGGTTGGCAAGTTTACCGTCCATAAGCAGGGTATAGGTATCCGCTTGGGTGCTGTCACCGCAGACAACGCGGTGCTGTCCTAAAAGCCACAGGTCGCCTGGCTTTGTTACAGCGGGCTTGGCCAGTTCGCCTTCTACATCAAAGTCGTCGTCCTTCACATCCTCAAGAGCGCCCAGCAGCTTATTCAGTTCCGCGTCGTTAAAACCGAGGAGGGAGATGTCGAAGTCCGCGCCCTGCAGATCGGCAATCTCTACTGAGAGCATTTCATCATCCCAGCCAGCGTTCAGGGCCAGCCGGTTGTCGGCTATAATGTAGGCTCGCTTCTGAGCTTCGGTCAGGTGTTCCGCGAACACGCAGGGCACTTCACCAATGCCTTCCTCCTTGGCAGCCAGGATGCGTCCATGCCCGGCGATGACATTAAGATCTTTATCAACGATGACCGGGTTGACGAATCCGAACTCCCGGAGTGATGCTCTCAACTGAAGTATCTGTTCCTTGCTGTGAGTGCGCGCATTGCGTGCATATGGTACCAGCCGGTCGATATTTACTTTCTCAAAACGCTCGGTTGTGTTCATCTATTTTTAACGTCCTTTCCTGCCTGACAGCAAAGCTTCCATAATGTCGTCCTGCGGATTGCTGACGAAGGCCGTGGTGCAATTCTGTTTTACGATGTCAAAAATCTCATACCAGATGAGGTTTGCCTGTTTCTGAAAAGATTGGCTCATCTGTACAAATGGGCTAGCCATAGCGCCGCCTGTGGTCGGGTGTTTCCCTAAGAGTCCGTAGGTGCTGATGGCTTCCTCACACTGGATGTAACGAGTGAATGCCTGGGCATAGGCTTCGATTAGACGCGGGTTGACGAATTTCTCACACCCACGGTCCTTAAGCCATTTCCATGTTTCCATAAATAGAGCGTCAGCGCCTAGCGGCTTTCCATCTTTCTGTCTCGCGCTGAGATAATCGCTGGGCGCGGGCATATCTTCTCCGTACAAATCTGCCGCATCCTCAAGTTCTTCCGCTTCGAGCATCGACTCGGGCTGCAGTTCCGGGGTTTCTAAAATCTTTGCGGTCTTTCCGGCTGTGATTTTTTCAGCCAGGGGCTGCGGCTTGTCGCCAGCGCGGACCCGGCGGCCGCCCCTGTTAGTTCCGTCTTTTGCCACAAGCCTTCACCTCCTTGCTGTAGCGGGGCTTAATCCCCTGTTTGAACCGTAATTTTTGCGCGCGAAGGGGTCCGCCCGTTCTCCATGGCAAGGGCTACAGAGATTTGACTCCCCCCTCCCGGTCACTTCCTTTGCCAACGACCTCCCTCGCGGGCGGTGATCTCCGAATGGCATGAGGTACACAAACTCATGAGGTTGTCCTCATCGTGCGTCCCGCCTTGCGACAAGGGTTTGATGTGGTGTACTTCCTGAACCGGAGTTATTGCCCCGTTCTTCAGGCACTGCTCACAGAGTGGATGAGATGCAATGTACCGGTCACGGATACGCTTCCAAGTCCTGCTGTAGCGTTTCTTCATGGCGGGGTCGCGCTGGTATCGTTCATATCGTTTTGCTTCTTCTTTGGCATGCTCCTCGCAAAACCTGCCGTCTGTCAGCTTAGGACAACCGGTCTGAGAACACGGTCGTTTGGGCTTAAAGGGCATTAATATCCACCTCGTTTTGGCATACAAAAAGCCCCCGCGGTTGTAACTCCGCGAAGGCTCTTGATACAGCTTTCGATGTTATTATTGTACTAGGTCCTGAGACAAACACCCCCTCATAATTCCCTCATCTTTATCCGAACAGCATACTGCGCAGGTGGTTTAATGCATTGCTCCGTAATCTTTCCACGTGGCTTTCGCTGTAACTAAGTTCAGTCATCAAGCGGTAGGTCGCACCAGACTTCTGGTTATCGCCCATGTAGAACTCGGAAAGGAAGTGCTGCTCAGTATCGGTCAGGCTTGACCAGGCAGGCTCGAACCACGCCATGTACTCTATCGCCTGGCTGTAGCGTTCCCGCAGGATGTCCAGCTTGTCAATCTGCGCCGCCAGTTTGTCGGCTCCGGCCTGTGGATTCCTTACGGACGGCATTCTGGATAACTTGGGGGTTCTAGGTGCACTCATCTTTTCGTACACTTCCTTTATTTCCTCCGGAGTGTTATTTATTATGAACCGCATGTTGGTATAGTCGCGGATGGCGGCTACGGTAGCGGCGTTCTTGTTGATGTATTTCAGTGCAATCATGCGACCGCCTCCTTGTTTAGGTTTGCCTTGACCGCTTCAATGAGGGCGGTCTGGGTTTTATCCTTTAGTCGGAGAGCCTTCATGACCTGTTCGTCAATCGTGCTCTTGGCGATAATGTGATGAATAACAACGGTGTCCTTTTGCCCTTGCCGCCAGAGCCTGGCATTGGTCTGCTGGTAAAGTTCCAGGCTCCAAGTCAGGGAGAACCATACAAGGGTGGAACCTCCAGATTGTAGATTTAAACCATGACCCGCCGATGCGGGGTGGATAACGGCCACCGGGATATCGCCGTCATTCCATCGCTTTATGGAACCGGTACTGTCCAGCCGCTCGGCGGGAAAACGCTCCAGTATCCGCTTAAGGTCGTGCTTGAACCAGTAGGCAATTAAAACCGGCTTGCCGTTGGCTGCTTCGATTAGATCCTCCAGCGCATCCAGCTTGCGGTCGTGAATATGTGCTACGCCGCCGCTTTCGTCATAGACCGCACCGTTTGCCATCTGGAGAAGCTTGCCGGAAAGCGCAGCGGCGTTAACCGCATCAATTTCCTTGTCTTTGATAGAAAGCACCATTTCGCGCTTCATTGTCTGGTAGCAGTCGGTCTCTTTTTCAGATAGCCTGACGGGGATTTCATTTATCACCAGCTCCGGCAATTTAAGATAATCGGTATTTTTCATGCTGATAGTAATGTCCGAGATCAATCGATAGATGGCTTCCTCCGCACCGGGCCGGGGCTTATATGAAAATACCATCTGCTGGCTGCGTTTGTCGGGCATAAAGTAATTATTGCGGAAGTGGGTAATATACCGGCCAAGACGCTGCCCCATGTCAAGGATGCCGACTTCAGCCCATAAATCTATCAATCCATTGGAGGAGGGCGTTCCAGTAAGGCCGACCACTCTTTTGACACTGGGACGAACCTTGCGTAGCGCCTTGAAACGTTTGGAACTGTTAGCCTTAAATGAACTCAATTCATCAATAACCACCATGTCATAGTCGAAGGGAAGTCCGCTCTTATTCACTAGCCAGTCAATGTTTTCCCGGTTAATAATATAGACCTGTGCTGGCTGCAAAAGCGCAACTTTTCGCTGGACTTCGCTGCCTATAGCCACCGAGCAGGTAAGCCCGTTTAGGTGATCCCACTTTTTCATTTCAGCCGGCCAAGTCTCTATTCCCACCCGTAGCGGAGCAATGACCAGAACATTACGGATCTCGAAACTGTCCAGCGTAAGTTCAAAGATGGCGGTCAGGGTAATAACGGTCTTGCCCTCAACCTAAGCCCATATCCAAAAGTATGGCGGCTACAGGCTTCTCTAGAAGATAATCAATGGCGTATTGCTGATACTCATGAGGTATGAACTTCATCAGGCATCACCTCCTCCCATTATCTCTGACACCAGTGGCTGTATCTGCATTTCATCGTCCAGGACATACACCTTGAAGCCAAGCTTCCGAAGCATTCCATGCCTTAATATTTGGCGCGGCTTGGGTTTGCATCCCATTGCTTTCACTTCCACAAAAGCGATCCTGCCTTTAGGGAGAAGTACCAGCCGGTCAGGCATACCGTCGAATCCAGGGCTGACAAACTTGGGCGCTATGCCCTCCATGTCTCGTACTGCCCGGACAAGTTTTTGCTCTAATTGCTTTTCACTCATAGCCGTCTCCTGTAAATATCGATATCACCCAAATTTTCAGGCGCATCCCCGCGCAAAAGCGCCTTTGCAAGAGAGTTAAAATCTGATGTTGAATATGGGTCTTCCGGACTGACATTGAAGAAGTCCACGAAATCGACCCACCGGAACGCGACTCGCTCTGCGGTCTCCTCATCACGGATGGCAATGTTGCGCTGATCTTCGTAAGGAGACATTTTTTCTCTCCAATGCCAACGTTCAGCAGACCCAAGCAAAACGCCATACTGGTTTCGACCATATTTGTCCCTCATAATCCCAACATGCCATCGTTTATAGGCTTTTATTTGCACGAGCGGATTACAAGTGGCTCGCCACTGTATGCCGCGGAAATCATCCCACCGCTTTTGGTAGGCATCATATCTTTCGGCATATGGTTTGGAGTCTTTGCCAAGAAGAATAGTAGCGCAGGGTCCACAACATTCCATTCCGCGTTTTTTGAAAAGGGAATCAAATACATCGGGCTGTTCCGAGTTGCAATATCCGTCAATTCCAAAGGAGTACCCGCCAGTATGCAATCCGCAAAAGTCACAATTCATCGTTGATTCAGAGTAAATATGAGTAATCCAGGTTTCCAATATTTAACCCTCCATTTCCGGGACAAGGTCTACTTGTCCCACAAGGCAGTTGGCCCGCAGGTTGTCCCGGCCTAAAACCTCGGTGAAATCAGTGTTTGCTTCAGTGTCTGGCACAAGTGACAACAAATTTCCTTATAGAGTATATATAGGACATATATATACCTATATATATTTAGATTTGATCTAGTAAGGAAATCTTGTCCTCATGTCCTAGATAGCCTGCTAGGCCGCATGGTATCTGGCTTTTATTTCGGGACAAATTCAAGGACAACTTTCGGACAACTATTATTCTTCTTTGAGTTGTCCCACCCGGGTGTATATTCGCTGCCTCCCGTAAATGGGCAGCAACGTCCGATTTCCTGTTTTCTCCCAGCTGTCAATCCGCTCCATGATGGCTGCTATCGCGTAACTGTCAGCAGGCTTGAGATCCTCTTTGTGTTTGCCGAAGCACTCACACCAGATTTCCATATTGCTGACGGTTTCCCGGCGGACTTGGCCGTTCGGCTGGGTGGGGCCGCCGGGCGAGCGGATGTAGTCCTGTCTCTCATAAAAGCTCATCTCTTCCCAGTTATCAGGCAGAAGCCTGTCAAGGTATTCGCGCACCAAACCTTCACGCTCGTCCTGTTCCATGGCATCTCGCTGTTCGGCCCTGGCCAGCTTTTCCAAATCAGCATCAAGGTAAAGCCGTTCCCCGGCTTTGATATAAACCAGAGCCTCCGCCCAGATTTGCTGAATATCCTCATTGGTCAGCTGCCAGGTAAACCTTGACAGGCCGCCTGGGGTTTTGACAGTCCAGAAACGGCGGTTTCCAGTAACATCGCGCAGGTATCCTTTTTCGGAATTGGTTGTTCCAATGAATATGCACTGCCTGGGGTGGGGTGTCACTCGCCGCCCAAAACTGGCGCGGTACTTATCGTCCTGCCGTGAGATGAAGGCCTTAACCTTGTCAATATCAGCTTTGCGCATTCCCGCTAACTCGCCGATTTCTAGTAGCCAGTAGCCCTGCAGCTTTTCGGCAGCGGTCTTGTCATTCATATCCGTGAGCGACAGGCTGTCTGAATACCAATCGCCGCCCAGTTTAACCAGCAATGTGGATTTCCCAACACCCTGAGCACCGTTCAAAACCAGGATGTTGTCAAATTTAATTCCGGGTTTCAGCACCCTGGCTACAGCTGCACACAGCGTTTTCCTGGTTACAGCACGAACATATCGGTTGTCATCTGCGCCCAGATATCCGATAAGGAGCGTTTCCACCCTCGGGATTCCGTCCCAGTGCGGCAGTGCGTTCAGATATTCCCGGATAGGGTGATAAGAGCGGTCATCAGCAACTTTTGTGACCGCAATCTCGTAGTTCCTGGCCGAGAATGTGCCATAATGGGAGTCAATATAGCTGATAAGCTGTGCATCGTCAGCATCGCGCCAGAAGCGGGCAGGGTGCTTCCAGGGCACTTCACCCTTTATTTCCATACCATCTGCAAGCTGATTGAAGACAATTGCCTTCAGAGCCAGGTCGTTCTCGATGATAAGGGAAATATTACGCAGGTTGTTTATTAGAAGCCCACTTCTGTCACGCTCCAGTCGTTTGGTCCAGTCTGCGTTTTGGGCAAAGTCAGATTCAGCCTGTTGCCGCCGTTCCTCAAACAAAAGGGCTTTCACCCGGTCATCCTTAACAGCCAGTTCCGTCATTGCCTTAAAGGAAGGCAGCCTGCCAGGCGGTGTGTTCTCAGCAGCTTTGTCGTCAAGGTCGCGGAAGCGATGTATTCGCACCAGGTCAAAAGCATTAAGCAACCTTCCGCAAGCCGGATCGGTAGCATGGTGACTGTAGGCAAACTTGCCGCCATAAAGTACCACTCCTGCCGATGAGTCGGCTGGGATGTAGTCATAGCGGCCGTCCATAACACTAGGCTCATATATATCGGATAGAAAAGTTTCAATTGCGGCCTGAATGGGGTAAGCCCGACAAAACGCGCCGACCACTCCTTCCTTGGCCAGGGGATCGGCTTGCTGGGTTATCTGACGCTGAACCACCTCAGACTGGCGGGATGAAACCGGCCACATAGATGTATCCCGCCAATCAGCGTACTTAGCAAGGTAGGTATCCGGATCCAGCAGGGGACCGTCCTTTTCATAAAATAGGAACTCGCCATCTGCCGGTGTAGATGGCCAGTACATCAAGCGTGACGGTTCATAGGTGGTATCATCAAAGAGATCAATACCGATTTCCTTGGCCACCATCCGCCCCAGGGCGGGATATTCATCTTCGCTGACCTCCCGAGCCAGCTGGATTACCAGGCGCAGGCGAGGCGACTGTGGTATATGCTTGTGGGTGGAGTAGACGCAGCATTTGAAATCATGCCGGCTTTCGATCAGCTCCCATATACCCAGGGTGGCATAATCCATGTCCAGAGTAAGCAGGGAACGCCCAATAACATGGCCACTCCTTCGTTTACCTTCCCGCAAGGATCCACCTACGAAGCCGCCCACATCTTTGACAGAGTCCTGCTGGGCGCGGCTCATTTTACGAAATTCCGATACTGTTTCAGTGGTCCGGATAGTGGACCTGACCCGGGCGACAAAGTCCGCCCAGGTAATGTCCTTGTTCTTCCACTTCCGGTCCATTCGGCTGTTACCAACCGCTATTTTCATCGCATCACCGCCTTTTCGCTAAGAAAACGATTAATAAAATACTGCTGGCCTTTGCCGGTTACCTTGGTGGTCTTACTGATGGTTACATGCCCGTCCGAATGGGTAATGGCGGTTTCCTTAACTTTGAACAGGCCAAGTTCCATTGCCATCTGGGTTGGCGCGTTGTAATCGGTACCGTTGCGTTTGATGAGGAAGCCTTCCTGGCGGAGCCTTTCAAACAAGCGGTTCTGGCCGATGTCGATGCCGTTACCTTTGAGGATTTTGGCCAGTTCCCCGATAAGAATGGTTCCCTCCGAAACCGACACCGCATCGGCAAAAACCACCTTAGGCTTATCTTGGGTGGCCTGTAGCTGAAGCCGTTCTTTTTCATGCCGTTCCTCTTTGAGAGCAGTCAAGAGCTTAATCCAAGAGTCAGGGTCATTCATGATTTCTTCCAGTTTGGAGGACGTGATATACGCTCCATGTTTGCGGATGGTCGGTAAAACCTCATGGGTGACCCAGCGTTTGAAACTCCTGAGTTTTTGCTCCCTGTCAGCGATGTACTCATCACTTACACCGCGCGCCTTCGTTGGCTGCATGGCAAAGAGCAGGGCATATAGACCCGCTTCGTTTACCACGGCAAATCGCTGGATTCCGCCAGGGGTAGTCATTTGCGTATACCCCTTTTCATCCTCATCTAGGGTTTGCATAGCGCGGTTGCGGTTGGTCTCACCAAAAACATCGCACACGTCTTTGGCGACCCACCAGGTTTCGCCACCCCTCTGGATAGTCCTGACCTCTTTCCCTTCATAGGAGAATACCTGCAGTTCGTTCATACGGATCCGTCCTTTCCAAAGGCTCAATTTGTTTATGGCCTTCGGAATAAGCCACCGCAGGGAGAGGAATCGGACGGTTCCGTTATAATTTTTTAATCTTTTTTATAAAACTGACACTCAAAGCCGTCAGCCCTTAGCTGAAGTCCTTTTGCCCAGGGCGGTGTCTCACCCATGACGGCGCAAATATCGTCAACCGATTCCTGGTCCAGAGCTTCAATCACAACTTCGTCATGGACATGCATCACGATGGTGTAGCCTCTGGCATCCAAACGGTGCATGGCATAACAAAGAATATCCCTGGACGCTGCCTGTACAATGTTCTCAACAAACTTCGGGCCGTAACTTTCGATGCGCTCCCATTTCTTGGCGGCACCGATACCCTCATACGTCACCGCTTCGCTGCCGAAGCGGTTTAATTCAATCCGGGGCTTAACGTAGCAGAGCTTCCTGCCGGATGGCAGGGTAATGAAAAGCATTCCGCTGCGGTACTCAAAACGAATTCGGTGTGTTTCTGCAGCAGTACGTTCCTTGACCGCTGTTTTGGCAGCCCGGTCAACATCCCACCAGAATCGCACGATGTTGGGATTGGCCTTCCGCCAGGCGGTCACCAACGGCTGCAGTTCCTCTTCGGGAAGCCCCATTTCCAACGCGCCCATAGCGGTTAAAGCGCCGACTGATCCGCCGTAGCCAAGTGCCAGTTCGGCAATTTTGCCTTTCTGGCGCAGGGGGCTGCCTTTGGTAACCTCTTCGATGGGAACATGGAACATCTGCGCAGCTGAAGCTTCATAGATTTTGCCGTGGGTAGCAAATACCTCATTCCGCCAAGTTTCCCTCGCCAGCCAGGCTATTACTCTGGCTTCAATGGCACTGAAATCTGCAACGATAAACTTGCGTTCGGCCTGCGGGATGAATGCGGTCCGGATAAGTTCCGATAAAACGGAGGGTACAGAATCGTAGAGCATCTCTACGGCATCAAACTGCCCTGAGCTTATAAGACTGCGCGCTTCCTCCAAATCCGGCAGATGGTTTTGCGGAAGGTTCTGTACTTGGATCAGCCGTCCAGCGAAACGGCCGGTACGATTAGCGCCATAGAACTGCAGCAATCCGCGCGCCCTCCCGTCGGAGCAGACTGCGTTTGCCATCGCTGTGTATTTCTTTATGCTGGACTTGGCTAGCTTCTGCCGTAATTCTAAAACACGTCCCAGATTTCCAGGTGCGGTCTTGAGCAGTTCCTTGACCGCTGCTTTGTCCAACGTGTCGGTTTCAAGACCATGATCAGCGAGCCAGGACTTCATCTGCGCGACTGAGTTGGGATTTTCCAGTGCGGTCAACTCTTGCATCACCCGCATTAGTTCCGCCCGGGACTGCTCATCACAGCTGATCGCCTGCCTGACCAATGTCATATCCAGCCTAATACCCCGATCATTGATTTCCTGGTCGAGGATATAGTTTTTCCACTCATCCTCTGGTACCGGAAAATTTGTCAGCTTTGTCTGTATTGCCATTTCTGTTTCAACATCGCGAGCATTATAGGCTTTGAAGCGTTCCCATTTTTCAGGGTCGTGTTCGGGGAGATTGCGTATACGCTGGCCGTTGGCTTTTGATGTCTTGGCGGGCATGGAGAAGTAGCGGATCAGATCCTTGCCCTCAGTTAGTTTTTGCTTTTCCGCCCCGGTAACCAATGACACTCCTTCCAGCGACAGTGGCAGTCCCAGGGTAGCGGCCCAAATCATGGTGCAGCGCCAGGAATCCGGTTTAAGCCACTGGCCAAGATATCTAGACAGGCATACGCGTTCAAACTGCGCGTTGTGCGCCCATTTAATAATGCTTTCATCTAATAGGGCGTTACCGATTTCATTCGGCAGTCGTTCGCCGCTGGCAAGATCAATAACCTGAACCTCTCCACCGTCAACACTGTATCCGAACAACAGAATTTCAAAATCCGGTGATTCAGCATAACGATAGACCCCGCTTTTGGCGAGGTCTATCGTGCTAAAGGTTTCTAGATCGATACTGACTGTTCTCATGACAGGAAATCATCGTCCACGTCGGTGGCAAAATCATCTGCGGCATTTGATTTGCCACCCAGCGGTTCACCATCGCTAATTTTTTGAATGTTTCCCAAGCCGCATGCTATTCCGCGATTTCCATTGGAATTGAAGGCATAGAAGTTGATGCTGACTCTTGCGTAAACGCCAGAATAGATTTCAGAGCGTTCAAAGATAGGGTTGACCTGTCTATCCACTATCTGCGGGGCGGTGTTGCTATTGGCGTTCACGAAGAAGCTGTCCGCATAGGATTCATCATCCGGGCGGTCGATGTCACCGTCACGGAGCGGGAGTTTTAGCTGCGCTTTATTGGGAATCTTGCCGCCGAACTTACCCTTACCTTCCTCGATAGCCGCATCCACGGCGGCATTGATAGCCGCGATTGTCTTGGTATCGCTTTTGGGGATGATCAGGCTAACGCTGTACTTCTCCGCGCCGCCGTTGATGGACTTCGGTTCCCATACGTTTGCATATGATAGACGTACAATGCCGGTGATTACCTTGGTAGGATTTTTCCCAGGGTTAGGATTTACTCTGTTTGCTGTATTCGACATAGTATTAAACCTCCGTAAATTCATTTTTTGCGCTAAAGGCGTTCATTGCCTGGCGCTTGTCCGAAAGCGGGACCAAAGTCGGTTTTCCTGGCGGCTTTTCGATGAGACCACCAAGGATTTCCTGGAATTTTACTTTGCTCATCAGCTTCTCCATCTCAGTGAGGGTAATAAGGCTCTGACGGTAGATGTCGCGGTAGCCTGCATCTTTTGCGGCTTTAGCGACGGCATCTTCATTGGCGTACCTCCGGTTAGAGCGACCCTCTACCAGCTTATAGCCGCGCCACTCCTTGCCATGGCTAACCGCTGCTTCTAGCGCATAAGCCTTGACGTCGTTCGCCCATGAAGTGAGATCATCTAGTAGGGCGAGTATTTCCTCGATGTCCTCGTCCGTAAGCAGTGGGGGCAAGGCAAATTCGAATCGGGCCAGATTCAATTTCTCTTCAGCCCGTGCCCGGCACTTCACTGCCGCCCGGCAAAACTGGCAATGTTCACCGGGAGCGTACTCGCCTTCACCTTTGAAAGCCAACTCTGCCGTTGGTTTGAGCACTTCCTCCGCCCACTGGTACAGCGTTTCCTTGAATACCGTGTGGGTGCTGACATTTTCACGGCGGGGCTGATAAATGGTCATGGACACCGTAAGGATGTCGTAGATGCCATCGAAGAGTTCCAGCGCACCGAGGGCGTACAGTTTCATCTGCGGATTGTCCTCCGCTTCCACCAGAACGCCCTGTCCATACTTGAGGTCAATTATGTGGAGCGTCCCATCCGCAATAATCATGCAGTCCCCAGTTCCGAAGCCGCCCGGCACGAATTTTGAGAAGTCCAGGCGCTGCTCGATCAGCACAACTGGGTCATTGCATTCCTGCTTTGCCTGGGCGACGAGTTCCTGTATGAACTCCACATAGCCGTCCGTGTAGCTGTCCATTTCGTCGGAGTCGTACTTGGAGACGGGCTTCTTGGAGCGCATCTTCAACGCCCGGCGCAGCTTGTGTTCCGCCAGGGCGTGGGCAGCAATCCCCTCGGCGGCGGATTCCCCGCCGTTGTCCTCGAACTCCCGCTCCAGCCGGGCCGACGGGGTGCAGTTCATCCAACGATGGGCTCCAGAAGCTGACAGCCGAGCGTGTTGTTTGTCCCCGTTCATTTCAACCCCTCCGCGTCCGCCAACAGCGCCGCATAGTTCGCCGGGTCTATCTGGCTGAGTTTTGGTGCGCCGTACTTTTCAAGCAGAGCCCTAACATCAGCCGTAAACCCTTGCTGGCTTTTGTCAGCCAGTGCTGCTCTTACTTGCTCCAGAGCAACTGCCTTGGCCGCAGGCCTCTCTTCCTTAACTGGTGCCGGCCTTTCAGGTTGGACCTCTTGGACAGGTTCGTTGCCCGCCATCGCTTCGGCCACAGCCCAAATGCTGTCTGCCAGGTTACTTAGATTAGCTGCAACATCCAGCAGCAGCTTGGTTTTACCCACGGTTTTCATCCCCCTCCTCAACGATGGATAGCGACTTTACGCTGTCACCGGGGACGATGACCGTCAGCCTTTGCTTATCTCCCAGAAGGAAGCGAACCAAACGCTCCCGTACGGTGACATGGCGGCGGCTAACAATCCAGCCACCCTGCGGTTCCTTTGAAACACTAATCTTAAGCATATGCTTCATTCGGATCACCTTGCCTTTCCGAAGGCTGATTTCATGTGCCTTCTGCCTTATGCCACCTGCGGAGAGTAAATCGGACGGTCTATGACAGATATTTTTTAAGTTTGTTTTTGGCTCGGTTTACAGCATGGCGTATAGCCGACTCGTCCACGCCTTCAATGGCGGCAAGGTCGGTATATGACCAGCCTTCCAAAAAGCACTTTCGGACAAGGTACTGCTGCCGTTCGGTTAGGTAGGACATAGCATGGTTGATGACTTCAGATTCAATTAAGTCAGCAAGCAAGTCGGTACTATCACTGAAATAGCGAACATCCTCGTAGGTAAATGTGGAAAGTGGAGTGTGGCGGTCTGGGCGAGAGTTCTTACGGTCGTTCTTCTTTTCAGCTTCCACGGCTTCCAGATAAAAGGTTCCAACCTCATAGGAAACCTCTAGTTCAATGATTTTGCTATCCGCATCTTTGTAACTAATCTTTATTGGATTGTTTGTCTGCTGATTGTCATTGATTGGCATAAAAAAAGCCCCTTTCTCCAGCGAGAAAAGGGCATAATTATCAGCCAAAAAACTCGCCGTTTTTTTTAAACGGGAGCCTTTCGGCTATTCGTATTTGCTGTTACAACTGGATTCTGGGAGCCTGATTGCTTGTACAACCGTCAATTTAATTCTAGAAGTAGAAGGCCTTCTCCACACGGGCAAGGAATGTCTGGTTGAATAATTCGCAGACAAGAAAAAGCCCCTGGAAACGGATTGCTAAACCCATTTCCAGCGGCAAATAGTATCAATTATCACGTAAGGGCATAAAAAAATACCCGGACACAGAATGTCCGGGCAGCTTTAAAATTCTTTTATTTTTCTTTTGCCAGCGGTTCAAGCCCTAATCTTTGAAGCATTTCGTTGCATTCATAAATGGTCTTTGTATAGCAGGAGTTTAGTAGGAAGCGATAGGTCAGGTGCTTTTCACTAACACCGAGTGAGCATGCCGAGCGGTTGATTAATGCCTCGCTTGCCGCCGGGGGTAATTGCAATGCGATGCAAGTGGCGACGATTGTTTCAATTGTGGTTTCATAGGCCTCGTTGTTTCGCATTCTTTGAATAGTTTTTGGGTCAAGACAGCAGTCTCCTGCAAGCGCTTCGACGGTTTTGCCTTTCCAAGTCATGAGAGACTTTAACGCTCCAGAAAAACTGCCAGGCAGATTCTGCAAGACTTCAGCCAACTCCTTGTTATAAGCTATAATGGCCTTTGCCTGGGCATCGACGTCATTATTCAATTTTGAGTCAGAGTAGTGTGCTTCAAATATTATGTCAGACGTGGCATCCCTATACAGAACACATTCTGTATAAAACTGCCTACAGTAACTATTCGCTGATCTATTTATAGATAAATCAAATACGAGACAGCATTCGTCCATATGGTGTCTCGCATAATCAGTCAGAAAAGCCTGTCCATCGATATCGTATTCTATATACTTTGCATCATTAATGCAGAAGTGGGAATCAACAAACAGGTATTTACCGCTCTGTATTTTTTCATGAAGCGCAGGTACCATTGTACTTTCCACAATGGCGTCGCGCTCACTTATTGAAAACGTCTGGCTCCGTAATAGAGTGCCCTTCTTAAAAGAATAAGGCTTCACATACCGACCATCAATATATGTAAAGGTCCCAATTGCCTCCTCAAAGCCTAGGTCAATCATGCGGATTTTCGCGGCAAAACGTGAAACGCAAAAAAACGAAGCCATCTCATCAATGACGGGCTCCATGATGTCGGTGAGCTTAGAGTCGGGAAACTCTCGTAAGTAGTGCCTTATAAACTCCGCCGCTTTTATCTTTGCCTGAGTATATGGCATCTGGATTCGCGGAGCCAGGGAGTTTGCCTGCCACTCCATCCAGTCAGTTGCCGACTTGACTTTGTTATCCTTTATACCCCCGGTGACCTGGCATTTGATCTGAGTCGCATTTTCGTTGTACAGCCGTTCCAGTTCAAAGGCTTTCCTGTGTTTATCCCAATGAACGCACTCGTGAATAATGGTATTGTTGACAGAGCCCAAATTCCGAAAAAAATATGCATCAGGGTCTACGAAGATTGTGCCGCTTTTGACTTGTATCTTTTTGAAGGAAGCGGTGTCTTTATCGTAGTAGTCTGTTTCACAATCCGCGAAGAATACTTGCCCGAACGTTGAAAAATCGGACGTGATGTGCTTTAGCTGGATCGAAAGCCCCATCCGTTCTGCAAGAACAGTAGGATCGATAGCCATTGGTTGATATAAGGCTTCTTGATAATACTTTTCCAAGAATGCTCTTGCCACTGATTCCAGATGATCTTTATGTATTATAGGGACAAGTGAATCCGACATTGGGTTATCTTGTTTACTGCGATAGTTATATTCTTCTGTGCCTGAGATATCGAAATCATCAAGATTAGTTGAAAGGTCTCCTGTGCAAGAAATCTTAAACCAGCGTCTCTTCTGGTCATATCTGTCAGTGTGCCTGTCATTTTCCGATATTTCAAACTCAGCTTCCAGCAGAACATCAAAAGCTATTTTCATACCGGGCAAATTATCTACAAATACGCTCTTGACGTCTATATCGGAGAGTTCTGCCCTATCAATAGTCCGTACCAGTCGTGAGGAAACGTCCAGATCGCTATGATTCTGTTCCAAATAGCCGGACACAGCAGCATACAACTCGTTATAAAAACGGTTTGCAATATAATCCTTGAATGAACGATTAGGTGCCAAAGCTACTCCTCCGAAAATTTTCTTCTATTATAACACCTCTATTTTACTAAAACATAAGAAAGCATACTTAATTATATACAAACAGATGAAAGTGTAATAATATTATGGGTATAAATCTACAAATTGGAAGGAGTGAATCTATGAGCAACAGCGTTGAACGTTGGGTTTCAAGCAAAGATATTGCTGAGCACCTAGGTGTAAACAAAGATACATTACATCGCTGGATAAAAAATCAAACCATTCCTTGCCATCGCGTTGGGCGTTTGTGGAAATTCAGAATAAGTGAAATTGATGAGTGGATTCAAAATGGTTGTGTAATAAATCAAAATAAGGTTTTGGAGGATCGTCATGAAAGATAGAGCTACTTCAAGTACAGTTTTGGATAAAAATATTAGCATTGTAGAAAGAACTCGAAAGAAGCATTCGAAGGCGTCTGAAGAATATATTCATGTTCGCTTTACATATCCAAATTTTATATGGGATGGTTGGGTTCCAGTGGAGTACCGGCGAACTGGTATTTCACTTAAAAATGAAGATGAAGTTAATGTTCACCTAAATACTGTATATGATCAAATGAAACCAGAGAATTTTGAGGCTTGGAAAAAAAAGCAGGTCGCCTTCTGGGCTGAAAAACAACGTGCTCAAACAACAAAATCTTTTTTTGATAGTTTAATCAAGGGTGGTTGGCAATGCGTTGAGTGCACGCTGCCTAAAAATCCAAATTGGGCACGAAGGATTCAAGATCTAAAAGAATTTGGGTACACTCTGGCTACCGATACTAATCGTTATTGTTCAAATTGTGCGGCAAATAAAACTCATCTTATCTTATTACCTATTGAAAGAGGTGGCGTTGAAGGTAATGGATATGAAACATGGTCCCCTAGTCTAAGAAAAAGAATTATTAAGCTTCTTGGTAGTGTTGATGTGTACGAAAAAGCAGTAAATCCTCACTGTTTACCCGACCATAAATTTCCTGAAATTAGATGGGATGAAAACACAAAAGAAGAAAATCCGGAAAATATGAGCGACAGTGAGATTCGGCAAAAATACCAATTACTTACAAACCAGCGCAACCAACAAAAGCGAGAAGTATGCAGAACTTGTTATCAAACTGGAAAACGCGGGTACCCGTTTGGCATTAAATATTTCTATGCAGGAACTGAAAATTGGGATGCGTCAATACCCCAGAAAGGTAAATCTGCAGAACAAGGTTGCCGTGGATGCGGCTGGTACGATATGGCTAAATGGCGAGAGATTGTTGTTGAAATGTTAAAAAAGTGAGTGTATAGATATGACAATAGATGAATTTAAAAAAGGATTAGGGAAGGATTCCCTGCAAAGTACATATTTTTCTATGTTGCAGGATCAGAGATGGCATTGTAGGAAATGCGCACAAAAGGAAATTGGGTCTGAGCAACTTGCCGGCGGCGGAGGCGTCCAAGGTTTACAACGTGGTACGAAAAGCAGACCAGGAATCGTAATCGAGTCAATAAGGCAACACTGTGATTTATGTAATAAGATCACCAATTGGGATCGATGGACTGGAGAATATAAAAAATCGAATTCGGCATCAGGGGTATCAGAAAATTTACAAAAGAAAATTCATGAACACTTCGGGTATGAAGATTCCATTGAGCAACGAAAACGTGCTTCTCACGAGCTTATTATTGATCATCGGTTTCCAATGGAACGCTGGGGTGGAACCGAAAATAGCAACAGTAATGATATGAACGAAGAACAAATACAAAGGAAGTTTCAAATTTTAAAGAAGGATAGTTCAGGTAATCATAATTTGCTTAAATCAAGAGCCTGTGAAAGATGTATCTCAACTGGTAAAAGAGGATATCCAATGGGCATAAAGTTTTTCTATAGCGGTACTGAAGATTGGCCTAAAGGATGTCCTGCCTCTGGTCCGAATGCTGAGCGTGGATGCATAGGATGTGGTTGGTATGATTTCGATACTTGGCGAAAGGCTTTAAACGATAACATAAAAAAATTGTAGTATTTAGGCTTGGTCATTTTAATAGCTTTGAGCTGGGCGTGTTTGAATTGAATTAACTTTATAATATTGATAATGGAAGTTGCTATGACTTTGTCTTGGAGTTAATATGGAACACAAAAAAAATTTAAAGGGTGAAAATTAAATGATTTTAAAAACAGTGGGAAGCGTTTGCTCGGGAATAGAAGCAGCTTCCGTGGCATGGGAGCCTTTAGGTTTAAAATTTGAGTGGTTTTCCGAAATTGCTGACTTTCCATCTAAAGTACTGAAAAAAAAGTACGGAAATATTGAAAATTTGGGTGATATGAATGATATTCCAACAAAACTGTATGAAGGAAAAATATCTGCTCCAGATTTAATTTGTGGCGGAACCCCATGCCAGGCTTTTTCGTTTGCTGGTTGGAAAAACGGTCTTCATGACAATCGTGGTAATCTTACACTTAATTATGTTGATATAGTTGATGCTAATGACACTGTGAGAGCAAACAAAGGTCTTAAACCGAGTATAGTATTGTGGGAAAATGTTGAGGGAGTCTTAAGTGATAAAACAAATGCATTTGGATGTCTTATCTCTTCATTGGCAGGTTTAGACGATGTTATCAATATCAAAAAATGGCCAAATGCAGGTATTGTAAGAGGGCCTAAGCGAAATGTGGCATGGAGAGTTTTGGATGCAAAGTATTTTGGGCTCCCGCAACAACGCAAAAGATTATATGTGCTGGCTGGAGGCAAAGAATTTTTCCCTGAAAACATTATGTTAGAAAGCCACGGAGGTTCTGTTCAGTCATTCCCAGAAGCTCCATTGAGATTTCAAAAAGATGGACACCATTTCGAGGTGTTCAGGGAATATACAGATTGCCTTTATTCAGCTTATGGCACTAAGTGGAATGGCAATGCGGCAGCATATAATGGATCACTATTTATTGTTCAAAATAATCGCATTCGCCGATTGTCCCCTATCGAATGTGAGCGACTTATGGGTTTTCCTGATAATTATACTAATTTACCGGGGGCGAAAAAAACCAATCGTTATCAGGCAATCGGTAATTCTTGGGCTGTTCCAGTAATTAAATGGATTGGCTCACGCCTGCTGAAATACGAAAAAGACACACTGGATCTATCTGAACATAAATTTGTGTTAAATGGAAGATTACTTCAAATTTCCGAGGAAAGTCTGTTTATAGATCTTGGAAAAGATTTGGTATTTGTCAATGAAGATTTATATTTAAACTGTACGACGATTCCAGAGGAATGTGAATTCTCTGATATGAGAGATGTCGTGTGTATAGATGCTCCAGAAGATATTTACATTTCACCTGTTGGCTGTTATGGAATTGTGCGTAGAAAACAAGAACGAAATCTAGCTATTAACCCAAGGTTAGAAGAAGTACTGTTATCTATCGCTGCAACAATGTCAGCTGAAGATATTGACAAGCGTTCAAGGGTTCAAAAAAGAGGACGCTTCAGCGATGTTCCAAAAGGCTCTGAAGATGTAAATGAAGGTTTTGTAGAAAAAATCAATGATACGCAAATAAGTCTATTTGACAATATATAGAAACCTAGGGTCAAAAGCCGGATTATTAATAACTTAGAATCAAGGGATAATCTAACTCTGGAGTGTCTGTTTTATCGTGAAAACCTCAATTAATGGTAAAATAATAATTATAAAATAATCTTATATAATATAGGGGGGGTTCTATGGATCTTCGTATTGCATCTGTACCGAAAGAACAATTGGATGCTTGTATTAAGAATGGTTTGTGGGGAGCAAATATAGAGAATCATATTAGTAGATGGGTTGAAGGTGACTTACTTGCGTTTAAGGTAAATAAAGAGTTCGTTGCTTTGGCAAAAATCTGCGGTAAACTTTTTATTGACAATAAAAAGATCTGGTCTAAAAGCGGATTTAATTATAGAGTACCTATTGAATTTTTAAAGGTTTTTAATTATGGCGAAGGTATTGATTTTGGCTTAATAAGGCCATTACTTGAAGTTGAATGGGGAAAGAAATATGGGTGGGGAATACTAAATAAAAAAGCACTAAGTCCAGAAACGGCAAATAAAATAATTTCCATGTTTCAAGAGATACATTAGATAGTCCGTTGACTATATAGCCGGTATGGAGTTATTATTCACAACTCCTTCCAACCGGTCTCTTTGGCTTAGGAAGCTTTCGGGAATGTTTTTTATGATAGGTTAAAATAAAACCATAAAGTAAGCGGGCAACAGAAATGATTTATGAAATATATGTTAAGAGCAAGAGAAGGGACGAAATGCTTCATGCTTTTAAGGAATTAATATCCCTATTGAGGAAAAACCGTATCAAGCATTTCAGTTATGACATCGCGCTAGAAGAATGATAATTTAACAAATGAATTAGGGCGAGGAGGTATCCGTATGGCTGACGTTTTCGATAAAGCAAAACGTTCCGCCGTAATGCGGAATATTAGGTCAAAAGGAAACAAGTCCACCGAGCTAGCTCTTGTCGAGTTTTTTCGTGAGCAAAGAATAACTGGTTGGCGTCGTGGCTACCCAGTCAAAGGCCACCCGGATTTTGTTTTCTTGAGCAAAAGGGTAGCTGTTTTTGTGGACGGTTGCTTTTGGCATGGACATGATTGTCGAAATAGGTGCCCCAAGGAAAACGAGGAATACTGGTCAAGCAAAATAAGTCGTAACATGAAACGCGACAAAACTGTTACGGAGATGTTTACGAGCAGAGGCTGGACTGTCGCCCGAATTTGGGAGTGCGAGTTAAAAAAGAACAAGCGTGCTATTTTAGTTGAAAAATTAAGAAGCACGCTTGTAGGCTGA